CAATGATCTACAGTTAAACTAATGTCAAAGGGGGTCAATCTTGGATGTAACTTTAGAAACAGAACAGCAACTAATTGAGGAACAACTTCAGTTAGAGACTGACATGATGACAGGTGGCATGCATCGTTTTAGAAAGATAGTAGATGGTGCAATAACTAGAGGAAAGGAATCACACACACCACATGGACGAGCTATAATATCTAGACTAGTACATGCAGTGTCTGGTTCAGTAACTCAATTCATTAACAACCCAACTAATACCTCACGAGATATTGCTTGGAAAAATTTAAAGGACATGGATGCTGAACAAGTATCATACTTATCACTAGTCACATTAGTTGATAGCATTAGTAGGAAGAATACTCTACTGTATGTAGCTAGAACTATAGGCTCTAACATAGAGATACAAGATAGGTTAGACAAGTGGATACATAGTGAAGGAGATGTAGCTACCAATACAATCAAGCTTGCTATGAAGAAAGCATATGGAGCTAGACGTTTTGGTCTGACTAACAAGATGAACAAGGATGGCTATAAGAATACTGAGTGGCTTAAGTCTGAACGTGTACATGTTGGGTTCAAGATGGTTGATCTTATCATACAAAGTACAGGTGTGATTAGACTAGACACACAACAGACTGAACGTAAGAGACGTGCAACCTACGTTGTACCTACACAAGATACTGTTGATTGGATACAGGCATTCAATGAATACATGCAAGGTTCTAAACCTAGATACTTACCATGTGTTATACCACCTAAAGATTGGACAACAGTTAAGGGTGGTGGTTATCATGGTCACGACATAGATGAACTACCTATAGTGAGGAGAAAGTAATGAGTTTAAATATACACTTAAGAAGACTAGCTGATCAAGACTTGACATCTGAATATGCATGTATCAATTCTCTGCAACATACTGAGTGGAGAATAAATCATAATGTACTTAATGTTATCCGTCACTTATGGGACAATGGACAAGAGGTGGGCAAGCTACCTGCCAGAGAAGATATACCTATACCTACCTACAACTTCAGTAAAGAACCTAGTGAAATGAATCTGGAAGAGAAAGCTATCTTTAGAATCTGGTCACGTAAACGTGCTGAGATATACTCAAGTAATAATCGTAGTGTTAGTAAACGTATACAAGTTGAACGTACCTTACAGATAGCAGAACAGTTTGCTAAGTATGACAGGTTCTACTACGTGTGGCAGAATGATTTCAGGTCACGTAAGTATGCAAGCAGTACGTTCCTATCACCACAGTCTGCTGATTGGAGCAAGAGCCTACTAGAATTTGGGTACTCTCTACCTATAAACAATTGGGATGATGCAAGGTGGTTGTGTATACATGGTGCAAACCTATATGGTAACGACAAGGTAACGTTAGACAGACGTGAAGCATGGGCATGGGACTTTGTTGATGAGACACATAGGATAGTAGCCAACCCATACGATAATCAATTGTGGTTGGAAGCAGACAAACCCTTTCAGTTCTTAGCTTGGTGTTATGAGATGTCAGCCCTAGCTAAACAGGGGTGGGGTTACCACACTAGGCTACCTGTCTCAGCTGATGGTAGTTGTAATGGATTGCAACACCTGTCTGCTATACTAAGAGATGAGTTAGGTGGGTTAGCTACCAACCTCATACCTTCTGTTGAACCTCAAGACATATACACACAGGTGGCTGAACAAGCTACCCAACGTATAAGAGAAGAGGACACAGAGCTAGGTAGAAAATGTTTAGAGTTTGGTATTGATAGGAAGTTAGCTAAGAGACCTGTCATGATTGTACCTTACTCAGGTACTAAGCATGCCTGTCGTGGTTACATAGAAGAAGCTATCAAGGATAAGATAAAGGAAGGTGCACCTAATATATTTGGTGATGACTTGTTTAATGTCACTCACTACCTAGCAGGACACATATGGGATAGCATCAGTGGTGTGATAGTATCAGCACGTAAGGTGATGGACTATGTTAAGAGTGTAGGAGATGTGTACTCTAACATGGGACAACACATGGAATGGGTAACACCTACAGGTTGGTTAGTGTTACAACATTACAGTGAGGTACAACAGAAGAGGATCAAGACACACATCAATGGTGATGTAGTATCTCTATCCTTTCCTAAAGATAAGAAGGACACAGTTAATAAGCAGAGGACAGGGTTAGGTAGTAGTCCTAACTTCATCCACAGTTTGGATGCTTCTGCTATGACACGTACTATTAACAAGGCTACTAAGGTAGGGATAGTAGACTTTGCTATGGTTCATGACAGCTATGGTACACATAGTAGTAACATGCCACAGCTATCTAACATCTTACGTGAAGAGTTTGTTAGTATGTATGAAGAGCATGATGTTCTTGATGAACTAAGGACACATGCAATCAAGACACTAGGTACTGAGGATGTTCCTCTGCCCCCAAGTATGGGTAACCTAGATATCCGTAACGTATTGAAATCAGATTATTTCTTTGCTTGATTTCTAAAGTTACATCCTAGCCATTTGGCAAACACGTAGCAATAAGGAGTATTATATGCTAGTAATAAAAGGTAAGTCCGTATGGGCTAAAGTCTATGAACCAGACACAAGGTTCAATGAAGATGGGGAGTATTCTATACAGGTTGTTATGCCTGAAGAAGAAGCTGCCCAAGTTTGTGAACAACTTGAAGCACTCATCGATGTAGAGTTCGACAAGGTTGTCAAGGATAAGCCACAAGCAAAGGCAACCCTGTCCAAACGACCAATCACTGAGCCAGAGATGGATCAAGATGGTAATGCCACAGGCAGTGTTGTGTTCAAGAGTAAACTCAAGGCTAAGATCAAAGGTAAGAATGGTCAGACCTACAAGCAGAAGGTTAATGTCGTGGATGCTAAACGTAATCCAATGATGGGTGAGCAATTGATAGGCAATGGTTCAGTTGTTAAGATAGCAGTTGAGCCTGTCACCTACTACATGCCAAGCAGTAAGACTGTAGGTGTGTCACTTAGACTGAAGGCTCTACAAGTTATAGACTTAGTTGAGCATGGTACTGCTACCTCTATCTTTGATGAGGAAGAAGGGTTCGTTGCTAAAGCTATAGCAAAAGATAACTCAGCTGTCTTTGATGATGTAGATACAGAAGGTAAAGCTAGTGACGAAGGGGACTTTTGAAGCACAGGTCATCTCAGACCTAGTATCACGTAACGTTCCACATGAGTATGAGCCAGTAAAATTATCATACTATGTGGAACGTAACTATATCCCTGACTTAAGAGTAGGCACAATGATAGTAGAACTTAAAGGATACTTTAGACAAGACAGCCAACGTAAGATGAAGGCAGTCAAGTCACAGCATCCTGAACTTGACATACGTTTTGTATTTCAAAAAGCAAGTTCTACTATTCAAGGTGCTAAGAAAAGAAAGGATGGTTCTAAGATGACCTGTCAAGAATGGGCAGACCGTAATGGTTTTATATGGGCAGAACAAACAATACCAAAGGAGTGGTTATGAGTGTGATTGATGTAACAGAAGTGATTGAATCAACGATAGACTTACAAGCAGAGTTCACAAGTAATGGACTAAGTGTGTCAGTTTATGTAGATGATATTGAAGTTAGACACGAAGCTACCTATGAGGACATGGCTCTAGATATGGTAGGTGATGGTGACAAGTACGATGACGAATCATTGAAAAAAATTATTGAAGGTCATGAATACATGGCTAGATATTTAAAGGAGTCGATGGGAGATGCATGATGATGGTGAGTTTATAAGACACGAAGAGTGTCCTCACTGTGGCAGTAGTGATGCCAATGCTTTGTATAGTACAGGCAAACACTACTGCTTCTCTTGTCAGGTAATAACTCAGCCAGATAATAATGAAGGAGTGATAGCAGTGACTACACAGAAGAGTAACTTTGCCTTCCTACCCATTGAGGTAGGGGCATTAACCAAAAGAAAAATAACTGAGAAGACAGCCAAGCACTGGCAGTATGGACTCTCCACTTACAAAGATAGTAGGGTACAAGTAGCTAACTACTACGACAAGGTAGGTACACTACAAGCACAGAAGATTAGGTTTCCTAACAAAGACTTCCTTACTATAGGTAACATGAAGAACGTAGGTCTATATGGTGAGCACCTCTGTCGTGATGGTGGTAAGATGATTACCATTGTTGAAGGAGAGTTAGATGCTCTATCACTTAGTCAAGCCTTTGATAACAAGTGGTCAGTTGTTAGTATACCTGCAGGTGTAGACTCAGCTAAGAAATCTATAGCTAAATCATTGGAGTGGTTATGTACTTATGAAACCATTGTTATTATGTTTGATAACGATGAGGTAGGAAGGAAGGCATCAATAGAAGTAGCCAACATACTACCACCTAGTAAGGCTAAGATAGCCAAGCTTCCCCTTAAGGATGCAAGTGATATGCTTCAAGCAGGTAGACAAGCTGAACTTATTGATGCAGTCTGGGGAGCAAAGACATACAGACCAGATGGTATCGTAGCAGGTACTGATGTATGGGAGATAGTAAGTACCACTGATGATAAGCAATCTATATCTTATCCTTACAGTGGTATACAAGAGAAGACAGGTGGCTGTCGTAAGGGTGAGATAGTAACTTTGACTGCAGGTAGTGGCATAGGTAAGTCACAACTTGCACGAGAGTTTGCACATAGCTTCATCAAGCAAGGACAAGTCATAGGTTACATAGCATTAGAAGAGAATGTTAAACGTACATCACTAGGTCTAATGTCTATTGAGTTAAACAAACCATTACATATACAGTCAGATGATGTACCAATGGAGGAGTTAAGACATGCATTCATTAACACGGTGGGTTCAGGTAGGGTTTTTATGTATGATCATTGGGGTTCTACTGACTCTGACAATCTCCTATCTAAAATTAGATATCTCGTCAGAGGTTGTGGATGTGATTACATTATCCTTGACCACATTAGTATTGTTGTCTCTGGCATAGAGGGTGGAGATGAGAGACGTATGATAGACAACACGATGACTGCCTTACGTTCTCTAGTAGAAGAACTTAATTGTGGTTTGATACTAGTGTCACATCTTAAGAGACCGTCAGGTGACAAGGGACATGAGGATGGAGCACAAACTTCTCTTGCTCAACTAAGAGGGAGTGCTGCAATAGGTCAGCTATCAGACATAGTGATAGGATTAGAACGTAACCAACAAGATAAAGAAAGACCTAACATAAGTCAGGTTAGAGTACTGAAGAACAGATGGTCAGGTGAGACAGGACTTTGTTCCTCATTACATTATGATATAACAACAGGAAGAATGAATGAAGTACAATTCCCTGATGAAGATGAAGTAGAATTTTAATTAGTGCAGAGACACGGAGAAAGAAATGGAATTAATATTTGATATAGAAGCAGACAACTTACTTGATGATGCTACCACTGTGCATTGTATAGTATGTAGAGATATAACATGGGACACAGAAAAGGTATACACCTTTGAACCAGACCAGATAAAGGAAGGGCTTGTGTTCTTATCTAAAGCAGACACACTCATTGGTCATAACATTATTGACTATGACTTACGACTGCTTAAGAAGTTATATGACTTTGATTATACAGGTAAGGTAATAGATACATTAGTATACTCAAGAACTATATGGTGTGATGTAAGAGAGATAGACATTTCACTGATGAAGAAGAATAACTTTCCTCAAAAACTTATGGGTAGTCATAGCCTTAAGGCATGGGGATATAGATTAGGAGAATTAAAAGGTGAGTTCAATGTGGGCAGTGAGAGTTTTGCAGTCTTTACCCAAGAGATGTTACAGTACTGTGTACAAGACACACAAGTTACAGCCAAACTTTATCATAAGATTATGGAGAAAAATTTTAGTCAACAGGCACTAGACCTAGAGACTGAGCTACATACTCTACTACTAAAGCAACAGGAATATGGTTTCCCTTTTGATGTGGACACTGCTAAAGAACTATGGTTCAAGTTAGCTTCACGTAAGTCAGAGCTTGAGGATAAATTAGTTGCTACCTTTGAGCCTACTATCGTAGAGTTAAAGACCAAGACTAAGATCATACCATTCAACCCAGCTTCACGTATGCAGATAGCAGACAGACTAAAGAAGAGAGGTTGGATACCAGAAGCCTTCACTGATAATGGTGAACCTAAAGTAGATGAGTCTATCTTATCAGCTATTGATATACCAGAAGCTAAGATGTTAAACGAGTACCTCTTACTTAACAAGAGGATAGGTCAGTTAGCTACAGGTAATCAGGCTTGGTTAAAGCTAGAGAAGAAGGGCAGAATGCATGGACGTGTTAATCATATGGGTGCTGTTACTTCTCGTTGTACTCATTCCAACCCAAACGTTGCTCAAGTTCCTAGTGTGGGTGCACC